CATATCTTCTGTTACGCTGCCATAATCAAAATTCATTAAACCCATAGCATAACTAGCAAACATTTCAGCTGCTTCATTGTTAGGTAAGCCAAATATCTTTATTACCAAAGTGTGTTTCTTTGGATCAATGTATACTACTGAAGTTAAATCATCTTGTATGAAGTTCCACATATTATACTACATATAGTAATTATTCTTATAATGAAAGGATGGTCTGCCAAGGTGAATAAGAGGCTATGGCTGTAAGGGTGTCCTCGAGTCCCATGTATATATATATAATAAAATGCGGTCGCATTGTCGGGTATAGGGGGGGTATGCAACATAAAATATGGCAACATCTTGTCAATATTACTATTGATAATTTATGATTACCGATAGTTTTAATTTATCGCCATACCATTTCTGTTATGGATTGTGTTTTAATTGTGTCCGCTGTTTATATTGCGCAAGATCGCGCAGCTCGTTGATGTAATAGGATAGTGATTATTCAACCTTCTCAATCTTAATATACTTTAATAAGTCGTGATCTTTTTTATTCTTGTATTTAACTTGTATAACTTCACCAAGTTTATATTTATTGTTTAGCTGCTTTAATAATTTTTTAAAGCTCATCTCTTTGATTACTTCTTCTTTGCCTTGTTGATCCTTTATATAATACTCATATCTCATACTGCTGCATAAATACCACGTGTTGCATTTATATCACACTAATATCTTGACCCATTTTGAACTAATTATTTGCTTGACTACAATTAATAATATTGTACCAATTCGGTTATGAATAAAAAACAAACAAAGGACAAAACAATGAAGATAAAAGCTGGTGACATAGTAGAATGTATAAAACACCCTAAATACTCTAAAGAGTTTGAGGGACAGGCACAAGTGACTAAAGTTCTTGAAGTGCCAAATGGTTATTTATGGGTTGATTGGCATTATGGATTTGGAATGATTTTGGCAAATAAAGTAAAGTTAGCTGCCGATCAATCTAAATGTATTGTTGCAACACCTAAATATATGAAAAAACAAAAACAACAAACAAAGGGGAAACAATGACAAATAAAACAACAATGCACCAATTAGAAAAAAATCTAATTGATGAGCTTAACAACAATAAAAAAGAAATATTAGAACGTGAATATCCTGAAGATTTAATTCACGAATATGCGGATAGCTGGGTGCCAATATATAATGCAAACTTAATAGATGTATTAGCAAGTGATCACGCTTTAGCAGAAGTAGATGATTATGGACTATTACCTCAAAATCCTAGTGTTCACGACATTATAAGAACAGCAATATATGAAAGACTAATTGGTGTGGCTTATGAATGGTTGAATGAAAATGAGGAAAAAGATGTTGCGTAATACTATTGACAATATGGTTAATATAATTAATATAAACTTAACAAGGGGATAATATGATAATAACTAGACCACATAAAAACATTATCAGAATATATTTAGATGATGTTAAAGAAAAAAAGAAAGCATACAATTATTTAATCGAGGAAGGTTGCGTAAAAACTAAATATGTAGAACCATTTTTAGTAGCAGCACCTGAGTATTTAGGACAATTAAAAAATGAGGGGGAACAATGATACAAGCAATATACTTCGCATTATGCTTTGCAATAATGTTTTTAGGATTGATTATAGCTCTACACATTCACACTTGGATTGGTCTTAGTATTATGATGTTATTCGGCATAAAGTTTATGCTGCAACTACCAAATAATGAGGGGGAAAATGAGCGACATATTAAGTAATAAAGAAATAAAAAGACTTAATGAACTAGGTAAGTCTATAAGTATATCATTAGATTTAAGATTAACTGACTTAAATGGGATCGGTATACCTTCAAGGACAAATAGACTTGCCGCAATAGAAAATATGATTGAATATTTAAAAATTCATAATTATAAAATTACAAATAAACAAAGGGGAAAAAATGAAAAATAAACTATCTCAATGGTTCATTGACTATATGAAGAATAAAAAATGTAATACCTTTAATCAAGGTGGAGTTGATCTATCTAACAACGATCCACAAGATAACTGGCAAGCTATGAACCCATTTAAATACAGCATAAGGCTTGGGGGTCATGTAATGAAGTTCATAGATGATAAAAACAATAAACAAAGGGGGGAATAATGGAAGATAAACAAATAAAATGCAATAAATGTAATAGTAGTAATTTACATTGGCTTGTTTGGGTTGATAAAAATAATAAAATTGTAGGGGAAAGTAGTCAATCTGAAAATGGTGAATATTGGTGTGATGATTGTAATGAACATAAGGGGGACAAGTAATGAGTAGCGAGAAATTAAACACACAAGAGCAATTAGAATTAGATAATTTAAAGGATAAAGAAGAATTAATTAATGAAATACAAGCAATATGCAAAGCTAATAAAGATAATAAATATTGCTGTACTTATCAATTAAAAGATATGATTGATCAAACTTTTAAAATGTGGGGGTATTAATGAGTAGCGAGAAGCAAAAAACATACAAAGTAAGTATTCAGTGGGAGACTGAAGTCAAAGCTAAAGACTATGACGAAGCAATCTTAAAAGGTAGCGATGAGTGGTTTTTTGATTATGATCAAGATCATTTTGAAGCTAAGGAAGTAGAATATGTCAAGTGATAAGCAATTAATATTAATTATAATAACTGGTTTAGCTGTTGGACTATGGCAGCTATGGAAAGATAAAAAGAAAAATGACTATTGGAAAAAATACAGACGTTCAAAAGGTTGGGATTAAAGAGCTACAAAGATTGACGTTAATTAATATTCTTAAAAGCAAGGGTGTTATTTATCGACACTACCAGTTAAAGTTTCAGAAGAAACATCAATCAAGTCGGGAGTATCTTCCCACGTTATAGTCATACGTTGATCTATATTCTGTTTAATAGGTTTGTTATCTGAATATAAATCTGTGAGCTTACCAGCAAGATACTGAATAAACCTAGTCTTTTCTCTTATCCATAAAATTTGATTTGGGTTCTCTACTTCTTGATGATTAAAGACTTGTAACAGCTTATCAATCAAAGTCTGAATACCTATCTTACGAGCTTCCGATACCCTACTATTCAACTCGGGATTTTTTTTTAAGATAGCGTAAAACTTCATCAAGCTGATACGTGAGGGGTTGAGCTTCTTGTCCTTTAGGATTTCTGTTAGAGTTAAACCTTCGATAAGATTGCTTTCGATAGTATCTAGACTTTTCATTATTTCTAATTCTTGGCTTGACTTCTTTGTAGTAGTAGCTGCTGACTTCTTCGATTGTTTTGTCTCTAAATTGGTAGAGTTTTGAGAGTTGTTTAATTCTTGTGTCATCTGTATAATTTGTATTCTTAAAACCTAAAACATTTTGGTAGCCATGATATTTACACTTATACGTACCATTAGCAAGAGGATAACCCTTCATTCTACATTGACGAGGTTTACCTATTCTTTGACTTGCTCTTGTCATACCTTGACAAAAAACTTTTCGTCTTGGTCTCCCTGGCATACTTATCCTTGTTTTCGTGAACCTTTTTTTTATAAAAGTAATTGGTTTTCTTTCTTACCTTATCAACAATACCTTTAGGTATTTCTACGAGCTTCGTATTCAT